TCAGGCCTGTGCCTTTTTGAATGCCGCGGTGGTAGCGGCAGCAAGATCTTCCCTCTGACCGTCAAGCTCGTGCCGATACACTCCGGCAGTGTCCATGTTCTTGCTATGGCCCACGAGCATCTTCAGCTGGCTGTCAGTCAGGACGCTGGATTCAACACTGACAAAGGTGTGCCGCAGCTCGTAAAGTGAAACTTTCGGCTCAAGCCCGTTTGCTTCCTGATAGGATTCCCAGCGGCGATAGAGCGCGTGTTCTGACGGGATCTGAAACAGCGGGGTATTGTAGTTCAGAAGTATACCTTGAGCCTTCAGAAGCTGCACCTGTGCCTCGTATGCCTCGCGAGCTTCCTTGCCCATGTCAAAAGAGCGGATTGCGTTTTCGTTTTTTCCGGTCGTCTGTTCCCGGTGCACGTTGATGCTGCGCCGAAGGTTGACCGTGTTCCCTTTGATGTCTCCATACCATAAGCCAATCAGCTCTCCGGGACGCAGGCCGGTGGAAACGGCAAAGCGATAGGCATAGATATACTCGTCAAATACCGGCTTTCCGTAGTAGGTACGGGTATCTACGCTAAACAGCACCTTCAGAGCGGTGGGCTGAAGAATTGTGCGTTTTCCCATTCTCGCATTCTTCGGGATAGACAGATCAGGATGCAGTGTCGTGTACTTGTTCCTTCTGCACCACTTGACAAAGGCCGTTTCCGCCGCCCGAATCGTCATAAGCGTTTTGCGGCTCAATGGCTTGTCTGAAATCGGCTTGCGCTGGTTCTTCTTCTGGGATCGCTTCCGAAACGAAACGTCGATTGCCTTTTGAAGGTCGCCCTCGGTCAGCTCGTCAATGCGGATGTTCCCGCAGGTCGGCAGGATATAGCAGTCCCCGTAACGCTTGCATTGCGTAACATAGGATGTGCCACAGGTGAGCTTCAGCTCTTCCACCCACTCTGAATAAAGGGCGCTGACCTTCTTTTTTCCGTCTCTGATGCTATCATCAAGCCATGCATCCGCTTTTGCGTTTGCTTCCCGTTGTCCTGTTCGGCCCGGCGTACTGCTGTAAAAGCGCTTGCGGGTGCCGTTCTTCTGAACTGCGATGCACCAGCGCTTTTCCTTTTCGACCCAAAACGCTGTGTTCGTTCTCTTTTTCATCGTTCTGCTCCTTTCGGTTGAAATTGCAAAAGCATCAAATTTTTTGATATTTGTTGACAGCAACAACCATTTGATGTAACATATGGTTGTGAGCAGTTGTTTTGTGAGCTTTGGCGAGGTCAACAAAACAAAAAATGGAACCATGGAGGTAACACGCAGATGCAGGATAAAACGGCTGTTCTCGGAAACACCCCGGGTGTTGAGGAGGACGAGCGATACATTGAAAAGGCGTACAGAACTCTCTCAGAGGATAACCGCAAAAAGCTGGAAGTATACGCTGCCGCGCTGCGAAGAACCCAGCTCGCACATGAAGGGACTGATTGAAACGGTTCCTTTATACATTGGCCCTTCGGCTTTGCCGAGGGGCCTTTTATTTTCCAGCCAGTTCAAATAATTCAGCGCTTGCTTCGCCAAGGGCTGTCTTTTGCCGGTCGCTCATATAAGAAAGGTAGGGTTCAAAAGCCTGATGATACTTTGCTGCCCAGTTTTCCTTTGCCTTTGATGTCTTGAGCGTCAGTATTTTGTTAGAATACTTTATCTGGGTTCGATGTATAAGTTCTTCTATTGCGCCATCCCTGAAGTCTAAATCTGTGTATTTGTTCAGCGAATCGGTGGTAGCAGCATTCACTCCGTATTTTTTACAATCTTCAAGCATCATAAGCCGACCAACGCAAAAATCGTATCTCATAAAGAACGTTGACGGTTCAGTGGTTGACGAGAGGATTCTGGCACAATCTTGAGCCTGTTTCAAAAGCTGAGGGGCTAATATCCTTGCATTCGCACGAGAGTTGACAAGATCCATTTGCCCCATCCACTCAGGATTTGGTGAGTATTTTGAACGTTCATCTTCTTCCGCTGCTTCAACAGCCATCTTGCCAATGACCTTTGTAGCCTTTTTCAACCATTTGAAAATTCCCATTGTAAACTCCCTATAAAAAAGAAAATGGAAAACAAAAAGCAGGGCTTGCGCTCAGCAAACCCCGCTCTTACAAGTGAATGATATTCTACGCCACATGGCACCCCGTCATTCCCGGAGGATAAACATAGAACGAGGATTAACTTTTGTTTTCTTTTTCAAACTGAGCTTTGAGCAGTTCGTACATATTGACCATTGGAAGCTCGATTTTTCCATGATTAAGAACCATAGAGGACATAACCTCCATTTTTGAACGGGCAATGCCATACACCGCTGCAGAGCCGTTGAACCACAATTTTGTTTCAAAATCTTCGTCAGGTACGCTCTTATCAATCATAAACTTGCCGTGTATAACCATGTGATACTTGCAGGAAGCTTCTGAGCCATCCTGCAATGAATAAACGCCGTCAAGAATGAGCCTGACATAAGCAGCCTTCTTAGAAGGATCATCAATTGGAACTTGCTCACTGATAGAAACGGAGAGCTGATGCGTTAATTCACACTGCGACACAGCATCAATGATATTATTATCAAAAGAGCATTCCGTAAGAAAGCTTCCAAGATACTGAATGTCAGCTTCAAACTGCTTTGCATCCATTGTGTGCACCTCCTGTTGGCTTTTTAGGTGTTTCAGGGAACCGAATCAACCTTGACGAAGAAAAGTCAGGCGTTTTAAAAGCTGTGTTGTTTGCAGCATCAGACTTCACATTTTCAGGTTCGGTGGACATGATTCTTTCATCGGGCTTCAAAGGGCACTGTACCGACAGCCCCAAAGCATCAGCAATGTCAATCAAAGTGTCGATGGTATAGTTGCAATCCCCGCTTTCCCAACGGGAAACAAGGCTTTGTTTTACCCCCATTTTATCAGCAAGATCTTTTTGCGCCCAGCCTTTTGCCATGCGGGTGTCGTGTATCATTTGCTGAATTTGGATATTTACAACGGCCTTTGCAAGTTCGGCAGTAGTCATGTTTTTGGCTATGGCAGCGATAAGGTCAGACAATGTTGTTCTATGAGACATTTTCATTCTCCTTCCATAAGTTCTGCAAAACGCGTTTTAGCAATAGGTGTGTGGGTACTGTATTCAGTGTTTTTGTGCCCTTGTCTTTCGTAGAAAGAAGATAGCAAGTATATTAAACCATCTTTATAAACAAAGAAAACCCGAAGATTTGAAATTCCAAGTTTGAACCTCATAGCACAAAGGTTCTTTTGCCCTGCCAAATGTTCGATCGGTGCACCCGGAGGGCCAATTGCGGCTTCCCCATTTTCCACAAGCTGTTGAATATACGATGCTAAACGTTTGAAAAACTTATCCTCTGAACCTGATTTTGCAAGTAAGCCAGCAAGCTCATCTCGGAAAACATCATGAACAATAACTGAATTTCCATATTTTGCAAGCAACATCACTAGTTGCAGCAGTGTTTCAAGATCATTCAATATAACCACATCCTGTCTGCGCCTATGCTATTATATCACTTATAAGTGATATTTACAACACTTTTATACACTTTTACACTATTATTATAGTAGGATGTCTGTACTTTACAGCTTTTCTTTCCCTTGTTCCTGCCCAAGCAGGAGCAGCTCTGCATACTCTCTCAGTTTCCGTATACTTTCGGCATTCAAGCCCTCCATCAGGCGGTCAACGTCTGACTGGGGGGCTTTTTCTTTTTGCTCAAGGGCAGCCGGGGCTGGTACAGGGGAAGGATCATCTGTTTCACCGTTGAGGTATGCTGCGCTGGTGTTCAACTCTGTAGCCCACACCTCAAGGATTTCTGGCTTCACCTTTTTGGTGCGCTTTAGGTTGCTACCGGCTTTGGACGGCAGGCCAACAAGGTCATAGAGGTGTGACTGCATCTTTCCCTGTTGCTTGCACAGTTCATAAAACCTATCATATTGGAATGTCCCGTATTCTTCACTTATACACGTATCGCTGGCTGTCGCCGAAGGGTCATCAGTTTTTCCGAGAAGATAGTCAACAGACGTTCCAAGTGCTGTTGCAAGTGCAGGGAGATACTTCACAGGGACATCCGCATCGCGGCTTGTTGCATTTGCAAGATAGCCTGAGCTTTTTCCAATAGACTGACTGAGGAATGAAATTGACACTCCCTTCTTGTCGGCAAGATCGCGTATCCTTGAAATGTTCCCCATAAATAGCACCTCGCAATAAAGAAATTAATGAAGAATAAAAAAATACGAAAAATTAATAGAAAACTATTTACAAAATAATTGAAAAGTAGTATACTAAAAAATGAAAAGAACAGCTATCCTACATAAATAATACTACTATATCAGTAAAAAATCAACAAGCGAGGTACAAAAACGATGAAAGACTTCAACCTGAAAATCTCCGAGATCAAGAAGGCAGAGCGGTTCGCAGCAAAGGAATCTGGCAAGACCTGCTTCCTTGCAGCTATGAGCTATTCCGGCGCTGATGTGTTCGGTTGGCAGGATGTGCTCTGCGAGATGGACAGCGCCGAGAGCGGCGAGTATGTCAGCACCGTTCACCTTTGCGTTTACATGAACGACCGCCGCCGGTCTTATGTGGCCCGCGTAATGCCCACTGTTTGATGATGAAAGGATGGCTGAACATGAACGCACTTTCTATCAACATCCCCTCCAACTTTGTTGCAGACTGCAATAACACCTTAGCGCGGTACTACGCCGCCCAGACCGATACCGAGCGCCGGGCGGTCCTTGACCGTCAGACTGTTGAAGGCCTGTGGTTGGCAATCAAGTTCGTCAGCAAGCTCTGCACCCCCTGCATGAGCGACAGGGAGCTGAAGCACGCAATCCGTCTCACTCACTTCCGTGGCTCTGTATGCCCGGAGTTTAAGGCTTGAAAGGGAAATCTATTGACCCGCCTGATGATGGCTGCCCGGCAGCAGCCGAAACCATCCCGGTGACTTCACCGGGATGGTCGCGGGAGCCACCGCACAACACAATAATTTTTGGAGGTACGAAATATGTCTGCAAATGTTGAAACGATGTTCTATGTCCGCGAGAAGCCTTGGCACGGTCTGGGAACGATGGTGCAGGAAGCGCCCACCAGTGCTGATGCCCTGCGTCTGGCCGGTCTGGACTGGACGGTTGAGGCCCGCGATATGTGGCTGAACGGCGGTTATGAGCCGATTCCAGGCTACAAGGCGAATGTGCGCAGCTCTGACAACAAGGTGCTGGGCGTTGTCAGCGACAAGTACCGCATTGTGCAGAACGCTGATGCATTTGCCTTCACGGATGCCCTGATTGGTGGCGATGTCCACTACGAGACAGCGGGCAGCCTGCTTGACGGCAAGAAGATCTGGCTGCTGGCAAAGCTGCCCGATTCCGAAATCTGCGGAGATAAGACAGAGCCGTATGTCTGCTTCTCCAACACACATGACGGTTCCGGCGCTGTCCGCGTCTGCATGACCCCTGTTCGGGTGGTCTGCAATAATACCTTGAACCTCGCCCTGAACACGGCACAGCGGGCGTGGAGCGTGCGCCATGTGGGCGATATCAGCACCAAGCTGGTGGAAGCGCAGCAGTGCCTTGAGATGGCCGGAAAGTACATGGACGCTCTGGCTGAGCGTGCAGATCAGATGGCAAACACCACCGTATCTGACGTGCGCCTGCGGAAGATCCTTGACGAGCTGTTCCCGGAAGCGGATGACATGAGCAACATCCAGAAGCGCCATGTGCAGGAGATGAAGGACGGCTACATGGTCTGTGTGATGGCCCCCGACCTTGCAAAGTTCCGCAATACAGCATGGGGCGCGGTGAACGCCATGAGCGATTTTGTTACCCACAGCGCTCCTCACCGCAACACGAAGAACTATCAGGCCAACAACTGGAACAACGTCATGGGCGGTCATTGGCTGATCGATGCCATGACCAAGGCCGTTTCCCGGTAAATCAAAAGGCTGTGCTATCTGGCCTTACGGGCGCTTTTATGAACACACAAAAGTATTACGCATGGTATACCGTTTGGGACAGAAAAACGGGGCGGCTGCTATGCAGTGGTCGCCCGGCAGACTGTGCAAAAGCCCTCGGCTTTGCAAGCAAAAAATCATTCTGGGCCAGCATCAGGCACAGCCAAAAGCGCGGGCACCAGCGGAAATACGAAGTCCTGCGCGAGGAAATCAGAAAATCGGAGGTTGATTGAAAATGACCAGACGTGATGAAATTGACGCAGAGATCAGGAATCAGGCCGTGCGCCTGTATCCGCGCTGCACCGCCCTGTTTGAGCTGCCGACAATGGTTTACTGGCAGATCATGCAGGATAACACCCTTCGGCACAAGCCGTACAGGGTCAGTGAGGAACACTGCAAGAAGATCATTCTTGCAATGCCGGAGTTTGATTAAGGAGGGAAAACGATGGGAGGCTTTACAAAAGGAATCCCGGTTGACCAGCTTGCTATTGTGGCCGGTCAACCGGGACTTATTGAAACGCTGAAGTTGATCACCGTATTTTGGGCCGCCGTTTTTATGGCAAACCACTTCGTCAGAAAATACACACCGGAGATTATGAGCTGGTATCCGCTTTATTCGACTGCTGTTGGGATTGTTTTGACTGTTGCTCTCTTATATCTCGCATCATGACGACGATATCATCAAGCAAATTAGCCCGTTGAGCGAAGCCGCAATCATTTGGATAGGCGTTTTCAATCAGCTTTTCAAAGAGAAGCATTTTTTCACGGATGTCTGTTGGCACATAGTACATTGCAAGCCTCGAATGCTCGCCAAAATCTCGTAATGTTTCAGGCGTTTTGTACTGTAATACAGCACCGGCAGAGCGAAGGTATCCATCATAGATCTCACGTTCACGCTTTTTGAGTTCTTCGCGCTCTTGATGCTTGTACTCTAACCGTTTCATTTCACGTTGATGCCAATTATTGCAGAGAGCTGTCAATATAGGGGAAATCAACGCGCAAAAAGCGACAATGAATGTGAGGAAAGCTGTCCATTCCGAAATAGAAGTTACAGGGTTCAAATTTTGCTCCATGTTTTTTACCTCCGTTCTTATTTGATTTTAACTCTTATTTGCAGTTTTTGCAAGGAAACGAGAAAATCCTATCACCGCAACACCCACGAAAGAATGACCATCCGGCACCGGCTGAAAGGCTGGTGCTTAATTTTTTACTCCCTAAGAATAAAAATATACTGAAATAATATAAAAAACTATTTACAAAATAATTGAAAAGTAGTATAATAACTAATGTAGAGAGCACCACCAAACAAACAGGAGGACAAAAACATGGCAGGATTAACTCAAAAAAAGCACTATAAGGTATACGTCTACAACACGGTTGATAAGTTCTGGGACTGCTACGAGGTCCTTGCTGATGACCCGGTGGATGCCCGGAACGTGGCAGTGCAGCGGCTGATCGACGAGACCGGGCACGGTCTGGATGTCTACGAAGTGACCGACGTGTGCGAGGTCAAAGAATAAGGAGGGCTGAACAATGAGGTGGTTTAAGGATTCCGATAGATATGTCCGTGAGGACGGTAAGTGCTACATCCGGCAACGGGAAGTTCGTATCAATGGCCGCTGGTGCTGGCGATGGTGCGTGTATGGTGATGTAGGAGGTCGGTACATTGATGATGTCATTGAGATGTTCCAGACCCTGAGAGCCGCAAAGCTGGCCTACGCTAATGTCAACCCCACCTGATGATGACCTCCGGCAAAGGTCGAAACCATTTTCGTCACGTCACGAAAATGGTCGTGGGAGCCACCCACAGAAAGGAGATTCGATATCGTGTCGAAGTATTACACCACCAAAGAGACCGCCAAAGCGCTTGGCGTATGTCAGGCAAGGGTCCTTCAGCTCAGGAAGCAGGGCCTGCTGGACGCTTATTCCCACGGAGAGAAGGGCAGCAAGAGCAAGTTCTACTTCCGCGCTGAGGATGTTGAGCACTATAAGCAGAGCCGAGACAACCCGGAGCAGCCGCCTTTGAGAAAGGTCAGCACAAGTGAGACTGCCTGATGAACGGGCGGAACAAATACTGGCGGGAAGCCCGCTGGGACAAGAACCAGCCTGCACGGCTGGCACACATCAAAGAAAAGAGGTCGAAAAAGCATGATGAAGGTCGTACAGGGCACCTTCCGGCAGATTCCGTACTGGAAGCTGCGGGGGCGGTTCCACAGCTGCGGCTACCGCGATCAGGAAGTCGCTGAACATAGCGGCATTGGCCGGTACACTATGAGCGCCCGGATGAACGGGCACCAGCCGTGGACAAGTAAAGAGATCGCAGCAATTTGTGAACTGTTGGACATCCGGCAGGACGAGATCGGGGAGCTTTTCTTCCCGGAAGTGGGCAATGAGGATGAATCCGCATGAGAATCAAATCTGGCGTTTGGTACTGGCTGGCGATGGGCAGCTTTTGCGTGGGCCTGCTGTACAGCATGGGCCTTGAGGGCACCTGTCAGACCGGCGGCATCGTTTCGGACGGTGCGTTCATTACGGCTATGGTGCTGATCCTGCTGGCAATCTTCTTCATGCGGCTGGGCTTTGCAGCCGAAGCACGCGAGAAGAGCTGCCGCAAGATTCACAAGCCGCAGGCCAATACCGTGAAGAGCGGCAGAAAGGCGGGCTGAGCATTGCAGTCAACAACAATATGATCTACACACGTATCTGTGTTGACTGCGGGAAGGTGATGCGTAATGTGGGCCGCCGCACGGAGCGGTGTCCGGAGTGCCGCGCTGTACATATCAGGGTGAAAGCTCTCGAAGCGAGCTACCGGGAGCGCACAGAGCAACTTATCCGCCAGCAGGAAGAGCGGGCAGAGGCAATCCATCAGGGCCTTGTAGACGACAACGAGCGCTTTACTGCAAGCGCAGGCACCTATGGTAAAGGCCGCATCAAAGAGATTATGGCCGCACAAAAGAAAAAGCAGCCCGCTGGTGTTGGCTCGCCGGCAGGCTGCAAGGGTTGATGGATTTTACAGGTCACATCAACCCGAAGATAACACATTTTCGGAGGTTTTACAAGATGGAAAAAAATTATGTTGAGATTCAGGGCCGCTTTTCGAGTGACGGCAAGTTTATGGACGGCAAGTACGTCCCCGGCATCGTTGACGAGCTGCTTGACAGCGTTTCGGGTGCATTCAACGACACTACCGGTCTGCACCGCCTGCGCGTCACGGTCGAGGTTGAAGATCTGGGCGCGGATGTCAAGTTCGGAAAGCCCGCAAGCGAAACGCAGCACTCCCCTGCTCCGCAGCGTTTGACCGTTGGAAAGTTGATTCCCGCACCAGACATCTCCCCTACCGCCATTGACCCGGCACCGGAGGTGGCAGTATGAACCCGATGTATGATCTCGCCCTTGACGGCTACGGCCCGGCACTTGAGCCGCCGGATGATTACTATTTCCTGCCGCGAGGGGCAGAACAGACCGAAGATCAGGAGGATGAAGAGTAATGGAAAGTACAAGCATTTACGCCGCTCTGGCCGCTGTGCAGAGCGAACTCAAGGTCCCGAAAGGGCAGATGAACACCTTCGGCGGGTACAGGTATCGTTCCTGTGAGGACATTTTGGAAGCAGTGAAGCCTATTCTCAAGGCTCATAACCTGCTGCTTACGCTCTCCGATGAACCGAAGGTTCTTGAGGGGTGGCACTACATCGAAGCCACTGCAAAATTGGAATCTCTGGATGGTGGCTGCATTTCCGTGAAGGCATACGCAAGAGAGCCGGAGCAAAAAACCAAGATGGACGCTGCACAGGTGACGGGAACATCCAGCAGCTACGCCCGCAAGTATGCCCTGAACGGCCTGTTCTGCATCGACGATACCAAGGATGCCGACACGGACGAGTATCATGCGGCAGAAGGTCGAAACCCAGCAGGTGTGAACAAGCCGCCGAAGCAGTCCGCCCCGAAGCGTAATGCTCCTGCCCCGAAATCGCAGCCTGTACAGGAAAAGTCTTTTGTCTGCGCCTGCTGTGGCAAGCCCTTGCAGCCGGTGACCTATAAGGGCCGCACCGTGGAACCGGCAGAGACCGCCGCAAGAACCAAGAAGAAGTTTGGGCGCGTCCTGTGCTGGACGTGTGCCCAGAAGCAGCCGAAGGAGGGCTGATCTATGCTGAACACGATTGCAATTATGGGCCGCCTGACCCACACCCCGGAACTCCGCACCACCACAAGCGGCAAGGAAGTCTGCTCTTTTGATATCGCCTGTGAACGCAGCTATTCTGCAAATGGCCAGCGCGAGACGGATTTCTTGCCCTGTGTGGCGTGGGGCAAAACGACACAGTTCGTGTCCCAGTATTTCGACAAGGGCAGCATGATCGCCGTCAATGGCAGCTTGCAGACCCGGAAATATCAGGACAAGCAGGGCAACAACCGCACTGCCTATGAGATTCAGGTGCGTGAGGTCAGCTTTTGCGGCTCGAAAGCCCCTGACAGCACGTCTACACGGGGGGGGGTTGATGAACAGACGGAAAGTTATGCCAGCGAAGCTAGAAACGCTCAGAGCGCCCAGCAGGCGGCTGAGACCGGCACGGACGATTTTGCCGTTATCAACGACGATGAAGATTTGCCGTTCTGAGCGGCAGAAATGAGGGAGAGAAAAATGCTAGCAAAAAGAAATATTATGCCGGAAGAGGTGCGCAATGCAAAGCTTCTTCTTAGTAAGGGCCTGTCAGATGCAGAGGTCGCATCCATTATCGGTCGTTCCGTGTCGGCAGTTGTCAATATCCGCAACGGTGCATACGACTTCATGCTTGAGGATGTACCGAATGATACCCCGGATGATAGCCGGGTGTGTATCCTGCTGAAATCTATCGACAGCCGCCTGTATCGTCAGAACGAGGACATGAAAAAGGCTATCGACCAGCTGGTGTGCCTGAACAGTGCCCTTGTTGAGCTTCAGAACGAGATCAAGGTGTGCAGCTCCTGCATGACGGCAATGCTGGATGCCCTGAACGACCTCAAGAGCCAGAACAGCCAGCAGCAGGTTGAACCGGAAGCCCCTGCGAACAAGTATCCGGGCAAGGACTTTGCGAACTGGGGAGAGGTTATTCGCCGTGTTGAGGTCTACGGTGACAAGTTCATTGCGGACAACCTGCGCGGAACCAAGGCCAGTCTGGACGGCGTTACGCTGTATCTGGCCTGCACCCCCAGCACGAAGAAGTTCCTCAAAAGCAGCGCTGTTGCGATCCCCCGCATCAAACAGCAGTGCCGGAACGTCATCGGCTACGGCGTAGAGGTTAAGATCATCGACCTGTAAAAACCAAAGAAAACCAAATGGTTTTTACGAAAAGCGTTTGGTTTTCAAAAACGGGAAGGAGGTGGTTAGTGGTGGACGATATCGAAATGGCTCGCCCAAAAGGCTTGTTGATACCCTTTGACAAGTTCGTAATCTTGGACATCCTGCCACCTGAGCAATACAAAAACGTGCTCACAAAAATGCGGCAGTATGTGGAGCACGGCAAAGAGCCGGAAGGGCTTGAGCCTATCGAACAGGTGGCCTTTGAATCCCTGCGCTCATTTATGGACAAAAACATAAAGACGTATCAACGTTCTATTCTTGCGCACCGAGAAGCAGGTCGAAAGGGCGGCAGACCAAAGAAAACCGACGAAAACCAAAAGGTTTTTGACGATAACCAAACGGAACCAATTGGTTTTTTTGAGAAACCAAACGAAACCAAAAGGCCCCTAAAGTACAAAGTACAAAGTACAAAGTACAACAGATACTAAAGTATCTGATAGTAGTAGCGTTGAAGCGCTGCCCCCCTACAACCAAGAACAGGTTTTCACCGCCGGATGTTGAAACGGTGAAAAACTACTTTGCGGAGAAGGGCGGAACGGAAGGGCAGGCTATTCGGTTCCATGCCTATTACGAGTCCAACGGCTGGAAGGTGGGCCGGAATCCCATGAAGAACTGGAAGGCAGCAGCATCCGGGTGGATATCCCGTGACCGTGAGCAGCAACCGAACAAGCCTGCACCGGGCAATACATCCAGATCTGCAGCGGATGTCTATGCAGACATCTTCAAGGGGGTGATTTGATTGACGATGGAGAAGATCATCGAACTGCTGGCCGTGGCAGATGGCTATTTCGGCAAGCCCCAAACAGACGAGAGCCGGAAGGCGATTTCCACGGTCTGGGCAAAGTCAGACCTTCTGACGGCCCCGGATGATATCGCAGAACAGGCGTTTTACGATGTCATACAGCACTGCAAGTGGCAGGACAAGCTGCTTCCTGACTGGCTGGAGCGGATTCAGAAGATTCAGGGAGAGCGGCTCATGACAGAGCGTTGCCTGCATTCACACCGTAAGTTGCAGAAGATGCTGAAAGCCCGTGCAGAGCGGAAGCTTTTGAAAGAATAACCCGCATATGGCGTTCAGAGCGTCCTGTGCGGCTCTCTGAACGCGGTTTTAGGGTAAACCGGCAAAGTTATACTGCAAAACGCAAAACGCCGTTCAGGGCCGTTTCTCGTGTTCTGAACGCATGGAGGTAAAAAGCACTATGAACCTGTATGAGATCAACTCGCAGATTTTGGACTGCATCGATCCGGAGACCGGCGAGGTTATGGACATCGACCGGCTTGAAGAGCTGAACATGGCAAAGGCCGAGAAGGTGGACAACATCGCCTGCTGGGTAAAGAATCTCGAAGCCGATGTTGCGGCCTTTGAAGCGCAGGAAAAGACTTTTGCTGACCGCAAGGCAGCCGCAAAGCGCAAGATCGACAGTCTCAAGCACTATCTGACCGATGCTCTGGGTGGGCAGAACTTCAGCAGCGACCGGTGCGCGGTGAGCTTTCGCCGCAGCAAGGCGGTCAGCGTGCTGGATGAAGCCGCTGTTCCTGCTGAGTACATGACCGAGATGACCACCCGCGCACCCAACAAGACGGCCATTGCGGCCCTGCTCAAGACCGGCACGGCAGTGCCCGGCTGTGAGCTGGTGGAACGTGTAAACCCGTCTGTGAAGTGAGGGGGATGGGACGATGGATGAAGTTAGGCTGATTGACGCAATTTCTCTCGAAAAGGAAATGCTGGAATATGCTCGGTACGTTGGTTGTGAAACCACAAACGAGTGTGAAAGCACCGCCGAAAGCTGTGCGGACATGGTGAGTAGCGCACCAACCATTGACCCGGAAACACTGCAGCCGACATGGCGCAACCCTGAAACGGACCCGCCCAAGGTCGAAACCGAAGTGCTGATTTTGTACCGCAACGATATTGACGGATACAGTATTACGACAGCGCACTATGAAGACGGGAGCGTTTTTTTACAAGATAGCGCATGGTATTGGGAAGACCTTCCCGATTGGGGGACATACGACGAGGAGCGGGACGACTACAAAATCCCGAAAGGCTGGTGGGAATACCGCCACTTCAACCCGGACGACGTTTACAACAACAAGATAGACCGCCCCGTGGTGGGCTGGATGCCGCTGCCGCCGGAGGAGATTACAAAATGAGCGAAAAACGTATGGTCTACGCGGAGGACGTGATCCAGAGAATCCGCGACATGGCCCCGGAAATCCTGGGCGGCTGGTATAACCCATACATGGAGAACGAGTTGGAACAGCTTGTTTGCATTGTTGAAAGCACTCCGACGGCAGCAGATACGGATGTCCAGCGCTGGCGCAAAACGGCAGAATGTCCGCCGACAGAAAATGATGCTGCATACGGAAAGGTCATCGCATTTTATCGTTGGGCAAAGGCAGCACAGGCCGCAAAGTGGGATTTTGTGGCAGGTGCACCGGATACTTTTCCTCTTTGGATGCCGATGCCTGAACTGCCGGAGGAAAAACGCTCATGACATTAGGATTTGCGATGTTCGCCGCAACGTTTATGGTTGCTGTTGTTGCAGCTATTATTGCAGTCTGCTATGCGCTTGTCTGGCTGCTGCGCGATCACCCCATAGCTCTTGCAGCAACTACCGCTTTTATGATTTGGATGCTTGCTGTGGCTCTGATCTACAAAGTAGGAGGTGCGCCGTGATTGAAGTCGAACAGCTTTCACTTTTCACGATGCTGTCCCCTGTTCCGCCTGCCGTAGCGGTCTGCTGCATGGATGGAAGCCGGGTTGATGCTACACCTGCAGAAAGCTGGATGCAGCGGCTTGTGCAGGGCGGTGAGTATGTCGTTCAGGTCGCTAGTCATCCAATGGTGCTCAGACCGGCAGATGGCACGGCAGACGACGTTCCGGCAGGACACCGGTATTATCACTACACCATCGGAGAACGCCTGTTCTCGGGCGTGTTTGTGGGAAGAGAGAGGGTGAGAACATGAGCAAGGAAAATATGGGACGGAATGCTGAGCACTATGCAGACCCGACACCGACCGCAGCCATGCGCAACATCTGCCGGGACGAGTACCAGAAGGAAGCCGCCCGGCTTGACAGAATCGGAGACATCGTTCCCCTGCTGCGCCAGATGGCAAATATCGCAGGGTTTGAAATCATAGGCCGCATCCCGCTGAGGGACAAGGCCACCGGAAAGGAGTACAGGTAATGGAAAGAGCTGAAGCTATTATCGCCGCCTGTCGCGATACGATGTTGACCACATTGGAAAAGATCGGCGGCCAGAGCCTTATTTGCTCGTGTACCCGTCAGGACGGCTCCGTCGTGAAGCTGGCGCTGGAAATCAGAACGAGCGATCAGACCACGATCGGAGACGCTATCCGGGACATGGATGACGAAGAAATGGCCCGGAAGCTGGTTCCGGCGGTTCTGGCCTTGTGCGACGACGGCGCGCCGTCCGAAGATACCGTCCGCGACTGGCTGGAACGCCCGCAAAGCGATCTCAAGGCCTGAAATACAAACACAGTTACATAAACCGCTGCTGATTATACAAGTAGCGGCACGGAGGATGAATACATGTCACAGCATTACAAGATTGACTGCGACAAGGTGGAGGACCGGAAAGCGCTGGTTGTCGTCCTGTCGATGAACGGCTACACCGTCCGCGTGGGAAAGGAAAAGCGCAGCGGCAAATCTACTTTGACCTATTTTGTGGAGTATTGGAGGGGCGACGATGAATAATCAAGCGAAATCTAACCCTGAAACCGACACTATGAGTCCGGAGGACATGGCCCATTATTTGATGGATTTTTGCCATTGCCACTTAGCAGCCGGAAATGGTTGCCCGGGCTGCCCGTTTGATAAACCGACCAGCGACAACGGGGATGGAGAGTGCCGTTTGTATGTCCCCGACGACTGGGATTTTTGAGGAGGCGAAGTGAAGCATGAAAACCGAAAAGAGAATGGCCTGCTTTATCGTGTCAGCAGCATTGCTGATTGTGACGCTGTGGTTTACATCCTGTAGTTCGACATCTGCTGATGCTGAAACTAAAACTGAAGCTGAAACTGCTGACCACCCCTGCTACCATGTCACGGTCTACTCCCAGGCAATTGAAAAAGTTGGCTATGCCGGTAGGCGTAAGCCGAAGTACACCATTACCGTGGAGGACTTTGGCGAGCTGCTTCCTGACACAAAGCTATCTGCTGAGCGTGAGTATCAGCTCCTGCAAATCCCTCTTGGAGATGGCCGATTTGAGCTGGTATCCACATCTCTGGTGGAGATCGAGTATTACTGAAGGGAGAGGTACGAGCATGAAAGCAGTCCTTTTGAGTATCCGGCCTGAATGGTGCGACCTCATCATTCGGAGGCAAAAGACCCTTGAGGTGCGCAGGACCAGCCCGAAGCTGGAGACTCCATTTAAGTGCTATGTCTATTGCACGAAAAGCAAATCCAAAATAGGCTGGCTCCAAATTGTCCCGGGCAAAGGATGGCGGCGGTTGGATGGCAATATCATTGGCGAGTTTACATGCGATAAAATCGAAAAGCTCGTCCACGTCGGAACGATGATGGACATAAACATTTTGACATCGGACGGGTGGTATAAACCGGCAGATGCACTGCTTCAAGCCGCCTGCCTGACCGAAGAAACCGTTAAAAAATATCTGCAAGGTCGTAATGGCTACGGCTGGCACATCTCTGACCTGAAGATTTATGACAAGCCCAGAGACCTTGATGAATTTTCAAGATTTGGTTTTTTGGGAATGGGCAGATCAAATTGTGTTTGCGGAAATCGGCGTTGTGAAAACTATGAACCGTCTTATCACTACATGATTCCACCGACTTGCAAAATCGACGGATGTTCCATTTGCCGTCCGCCCCAAAGCTGGTGCTATGTGGAGGAATTGAGCAATGAATAACCGAAGAACGGCGGCCAGTATTCGCCGCAGCTATACCGGTGCAAGAAGCCGCGCAGAGGGCGAAGGCTTTGAGCACATCATTGACAATGCCTGCGCCTATTACAGATCCATCGGCCTTGCAGACATCGAAAAGACCCCAGAACCGATGCGTCCGATCGGAAGCCCAGACCGTGCTGGCCGGTTCCTTGCCTGCTACACGAAACAGGCCCAGCCGGACTACAAAGGCATTCTCAAAGGCGGCAGGGCCATCAATTTTGAAGCGAAGCACACAGATAGCGATCGCATGACCTTTGACCGTGTATTGACTGCACAAGCGCTCCGTCTGAGCCGCACAGAAGCCCTCGGAGGCATTGCCTTTGTCCTCTGTTCTTTCAGCGGCAGATACTTCTACCGCATTCCGTGGGCCGTTTGGCGCGACATGAAGCAGCTGTTTGGCCGAAAGTACATCACCCCTGCGGATTTGGCAGAGTACCGCGTCCCGTTCGCAGCGCCCGGAGTGTTGCTATTTTTGGAGGGAGTAAAGGAGAAAAAAGATGATCTTCACATGTGCACCTGAAAATGAAAAGCGAGACGGTGTAGACTACCGCGATGTCAAGGCATGGTTTCAACAGTGCAGGGACTACAAGATAGACGTGGATAGACAACTCGAACGTATTCACAGGATCTATGGCAGCGCTACAAAGATTACGCAGAACCTTTCCGGTATGCCTACTGCGTCAGGAAACGGAGACAAAATCGGTAATGCTGCTGTGGATATCATTGAGGAGCAGACGCGGTATCGAGAGATGGTGAAGCGGCTGACAGCGTTGCAGAACGAGGCAACAAAGCGGGCATATTGCCTTGTCGTTGCTACAGAGTGCGCAAATGCGATCGTAGATTTTTACGTTAATGGAAAAACGCAGGATCAGATTGCCGATGAAACCGGGGTTTCCGGTGTTGATATTGTCCGGAAGCGTATTAACCGGGGTTGCAAAGCTCTTGCAGAGATCTGGCCAGACTTCAGCACTGTATGAATTGTACAAATTGCATAGAAAGGCACCGTTTATTTTGTGATGCCCCGGCACTCCCGAAACGGGGTGAAGTAAGGTAAAATCAGTACAAGCGGAACCGCGCACAGCGGAGCGCCGCTTCTACGCAGTCTCCGAAACGAACCTCCATGATAATTTCCTCCTTTTGGCTTTGCATGCATTTTTCTCTCTTCCGTTTCGCGGACTGCTCTATGCGATACATTGAAACAAAGGCAGCCTGCCGCTCATGAGAGACAGGAGGCGGTTCGATTCCGCCGTATCGCACCGTATGGCGCATGGACTAGACAACCCGAAAGGCCGCACGTGCAACCTCCCGTGCCAAGAAAAGGCCTTAGAATCCTTGCCAAGGTGTAGCTTTCCTGACAGGATGTGCGCCAACCAACAGCCCCGGCGGCGAACCGGAGCTGTTTTTATATGGCCGCCTGAGCGCAGTTTGGAGCGCGGCGCGTGTGTGTAGACACGGCTGGTTCGATTCCAAGGGCGGCTTTTTACTCTGGTAGCTCAATTGGCAGAGCGATGGTCTCCAAAACCGTAGGTTGCAGGTTCAAGGCCTGCCCAGAGCGCCATGCAATGTACAGTCGGGGGACGGCTGTGCAAAGCATAGCGGGGCATCTGGCCGCGAAAGTTCCAGATGCAGCAGCACCCGCCCGTTTTACGCCTGTCCGTCAAACTGAATGCATGGGTGCTGCTTATTTTTTGATATCTTTGCCGTTCGGTTTTCCGGGCGGCTTTTTATTTGGAGAAAAAAGATGATTCAGAAAGAACTGCTGAAAATGCCGGTCTCCGATCTGGTGCCGTATGAGAACAACCCGCGCGTGATCTCCCCTGCAGCTGTAGACGCTTGCGCTGAGAGCATCAAGCAGTGCAGCGCACTTGATCCCATCGAGGTTGACGAAAACAACGTCATTCTCAGCGGTCACACCCGCCGCCTTGCGTTGATGCAGCTCCATGTGGACATGGCCGACGTGGTGCGCTACACCGGCCTGACGGAAGAGCAGAAACAGAAATACCGCCTGCTGGCGAACAAGACCGGCGAAATGACCGGCTGGGATTTCTCGAAGCTCGAACAGGAGTTGCTTGAAGTCGATTTCGGTGACTTTGACTTTGATTTTGACATTCCGCAGGACGATGATGCCGGCGTATCCTACATTGACAGCCTTATGGAGGACGGTTTCACAAAGGCTTCGGAAAAGAAAGAATTTTCCGTGACCTTCACGTTCCCCGTTGAGTGCGAGGAAGAAATCAAGGGATACATCAGCGAGAATACGAAGGAGCCGCTTGAAAAAGCCATTCTGAACCGTATTCGCGGTGTTACGGAGGATGAAGATGCCTAACTGCGGGTCGCAATGCTGGCTGTGTGATATGCCTATCCGTTTCGACACCTACAAGGGATGCACGCACGGCTGCAAATACTGCTTTGTGCAGCGGAACGGAAAGTATGACATCAGCAAGGTGCAGAAAGGTGAAGGCATGAAAGCCCTCATGAGCTGGATTCAGGGAAAGCGAACGTCTGAGACCAACTGGTGTGACTGGAATATTCCGTTGCACTGGGGGGCGTGAGCGACCCTTTCCAGCCTTGTGAGCACTATTACCGCATGAGCTACAACGCTCTGCGCGTCTTTGCTGAAACCAAATACCCCTTTGTTGTTTCGACAAAGGGAAGGATCATCGCAGAGCCTGAATATCTCGAACTGCTGAGAAAGTGTAACTGCGTTGTGCAGATCAGCATGGTGTGCAGCAGTTATGACAAGCTCGAAGAAGGCGCACCATCGTTTGAAGAACGTCTGGAAATTGCGAGAAAGGTTGCTCCGAATGTGAAGCGCCTGATCGTCAAGATTCAGCCGTACATGCATGAGGTATACGGAGAAGTTTACGAAAACCTTGAAAAGTTCAAGGCTGCTGGTGCCTACGGCGTTATTGTCGAGGGCATGAAATTTGCAAGCAAAAGACCGGGCCTTGTTAAGGTTGCGGGAGACTATACCTATCCGAAAGCCCTGATCGAGGGCGATATTCTTAAGCTGAAGCAGAGGGCGCATGAACTTGGCCTTGCTCTTTACAGCGGAGAAAACCGAACAAGAGAACTGGGCGACAGTCTTTGCTGCTGCGGTGTCTCTGACCTTCCCGGATTCAAGGTGAATGAGTATAACCTGAACCACCTGCTTCATGGTGGGAAGCCCGCAAAGACCCCTCAGATTCAGAAAACCGGGACAGCGATGTGCTTTCAGTCGCTTTACCAGAATACTGCAAACTCTCGACGGCTCCGAGGGGAGAGTTTTGAAAGCGAAATGCTCAACGTCTACAAAACGAAGCGTGAATATGTGAATGAGACCTTTGGTCTGAAATGAGGTGATCTGCGATTGGCCGCAAAGGTAAGTATGAGCAGTGGTTAGAGCCGGAAGGGTTGACGCTGCTTCGTGGATGGGCTAGAGACGGCCTGACGCAGGAACAAATAGCTCAGAACATTGGAATACACCGCGATACCCTGAATGAATGGAAAAGCCGATTTCCCGACATTTCCGACGCTTTAAAAGTAGGGCGGGAAAACGCTGATTACATTGTAGAAAATGAGCTGTTCGAGAGCTGCAAGACCCGCACCGTAACCGTAAAAAAGCCCATCAAACTGAAAAAGGTCATGGTGGATGGAAAAAAGCGGCTTGAAGAAGAACGCATTGAGTATGCAGAGGAACAGGTCGTTGTTCCCGCAAACGTCACGGCCCAGATTTTTTACTTGAAAAACCGGAAGGCTGACAAGTGGAAGGACAAGCCGCAGGAGAACACGACCGAATCCCAGAATAACGACATGCAGACCCTTGCTGATCTGCTGCAGCGGCCCGTTCCTGACCGCGATATCAAGGATTTTGAGACATGAACATCCCTGCACCTTTTTCACAAAACCAGATGCGTTTCTTCTGGAACTGCTTCGACCACTGGTTCAATGTGGCTGAGGGCGGAAAACGCGGCGGCAAGAACGTGCTTATTACTATGGCCTACTGCACCATTCTGGAAAGGCATCCCAGCAGAATACACCTCATTGCGGGCGTATCCACTGCGACGGCAAGGCTGAACATTCTGGACTGTGACGGCTTCGGCCTGAAAAACTATTTTGAGGGCCGCTGCCGTGAGGGCACCTACCAGAACCGCGACTGTCTGTACATCCAGACTGCCACCGGTGAAAAGGTGGTGCTGGTGTCCGGTGGTGGCAAAGCCGGTGACGAAAAGCTGATCAAGGGCAACACCTACGGCACCGCGTACATCACCGAAGCCAATGAATGCAGCGAAACTTTCATCAAGGAAGTATTCGACCGTACCCTGTCCAGCCCGGACAGAAAGGTATTTCACGACCTGAATCCCAAGGCAGAAGGTCACTGGTACTATGAAAATATCCTGAATCTGCACGAAAAGAAGCAGAACGAGAACCCAGAATACGGCTTTAACTACGGACATTTCACCATTGCCGATAATATGAGCATTTCGGACGACCAGCTCCGGGCTGTGCTTGCAACCTACGACCGCAGCACGGTCTGGTATGCCCGTGATATCCTCGGTAAAAGGAAAGCTGCCGAGGGTCTTGTATACCCTTTCTTCTCCGCCGGGCAGGACACCTACCTCTTTCACGGTGATGCTTCCCACATCGACGGGCAGTTTTACGTGTCCATCGACTACGGCACGCACAATCCCTGCAGCATGGGCCTGTGGGTCATTCATGATGGCAAGGCCCTGCGCATCAAAGAAAGCTATTTTGACAGCCGTGCCGAGCGTGTGCAGCGCACGGACGAAGAGCACTATGCCGAGCTGGAACGCCTGACCAAGGGCTATTACATTCAGGCGGTGGTGGTTGACCCGTCCGCCGCTTCCTTCATCGAGACCATCCGGCGGCACGGCAAGTATCTGGTGATCCCTGCAGACAACGACGTGCTGAACGGCATCCGCTGCGTGGCATCCCTGATGCAGGCCGGGCTTGTGACCATCCACGAGAGCTGCACGGCATCCCGCCGGGAGTTCGGCCTGTACTCGTGGGACGACAAAGCCAAAGAGGACCGCGTCGTGAAGGAGAACGACCACGCCATGGACGACATCCGCTATTTCTGCTATACGATACTGGCCCCGCTGATCCGCTGGGCAGATTGGAGACGAAAGTAATGTTTGACAGACTGCTTTTCTGGCTGCGTGAGAAAGCACGGCTGCTGTTCGGTGAAAATACTACTGTCAGCGCCAGCGTGTCCTACAGCATGGAGAATGCGATCATCCTGTGGGCGCAGATGTACGATACCGGCGGACCGTGGTGCCACGGCGGCAAGAACGCCCTGCACAGCCTGAAGCTTGCCCAGAGTGTTGCATCGGAGCTGGCCCGTCTGACCACGCTCGAAATGGAATGCATTGTTTCCGGCAGTGCCCGCGCCGACAGCATCAACACCATGCTGCAGCCTTTCATTGCAGATCTGCGCACCCCGGTGGAATACGGCTGTGCGCTGGGCGGCATCCTGTTCCGGCCCTTCTACGATGCAGAGGGACGCATCCAGATCGATGCTGTGCAGGGTGACTGCTTCTGCCCTACCCGCTTTGATAGCTCTGGCCGCATGACCGGGGCTATTTTTTATGACCATCTGGTGCGCGGCAACCGCATTTATACCCGTCTGGAAGATCACGAGTTTTCCGGCAGCACGCACAGCATCACGGTCAAGGCGTTCCGCTCAATGACCAGTGCAGACCTCGGCATCGAGGTGCCTCTGACCGATGTGCCGGAATGGGCCGCGATCTCGCCGCACACCGAGTTCTCCGATGTAGACCGTCCGCTTTGGGGCTATTTCAGAGTGTCCAGCGGCAATTCCACCGACCGGCACTCCCCGCTGGGCGTGAGCGTCTATGCCGCTGCTGTTGACACCATCCATGATGCCGATGAACAGTATGGGCGGCTGCTGTGGGAGTATGACGGCGGGCAGCTGGCCCTTGACGTTGACCAGACCGCCCTGCGGCCCGACATCAACGGCGAGAGCGTTATGCCGCAGCGTGAGCAGCGCCTTTACCGCAACTGGCTGAACGGCAGTTCCGGGGCCAATGGCCGGAACCTCTACGAGGTGTTTGCCCCTGCCCTGCGCGATGAAAGTTATCGTAGAGGGCTGGATACCATGCTCAAGCGGGTGGAGTTCCAGTGCGGCCTTGCCTACGGCACCCTGTCCGACCCGCAGAACGTGGACAAGACCGCCGAGGAGATCAGGAGCAGCAAGCAGCGCAGCTACACTACCGTCAAGGATCTGCAGCGGGCGCTGGGCAATGCGCTGACCGATCTGGTATACTCCATCAGCAAGCTGCTGGATGCCCAGTGGAACAGCGGCGCAGCCGTTTCCCCGCCGGGCGACTGCAACGTGACCTTTGACTTTGACGATAGCATCATCTCTGACCCCAAGGAGCGCAAACAAATGTACTGGGGCTACGTTACCGCAGGCAAGTTCCCGTTCTGGCGGTATCTGGTGGAGTTTGAGGGCTACAGCGAGGACGATGCCAAGGCTATTGCCGCCGAAGCGAATGCCGAGAACCGCAGCCCTGAAGCCCTCACATTCGGGGGTGCCTGATGCTGCCGCCGTCTTACCTCGACCAGATGCCGGACGCCTTTGTGCAGCTCTGGCAGCAGGTCGAAGACGCGATCTTACAGGACGTTGCCCGGCGCATCGGCAAGATGGACGCCGTGACCCCCACCGCTAACTGGCAGCTGTGGCGCTACCAGCAGACCGAAGCGGTGCGCAACGACGTGGTGAAGCTGCTGGCGAAGTACACCGGCAAGAGCGAAACGGCCATCCGCAAGCTGCTTTTGCAGGCCGCCACCGAAGCCATGGAGCGTGAAGATGCGATCTATTACCACTACGACATGGAGCCGTCCCCTTTTGAAGAGAACGCCGCTCTGAACAACCTGCTGGATGCCGGCGCGCGGCAGACCTGCGGCACATGGCAGAACCTGACCGCCACCACGGCAAACACCGTCACAGGGGCCTTTGAGCGCACACTGGACGCTGCATGGCTCAAGGTGAGCACCGGTGCCTTCGACTACAAAACCGCCGTCAAGCAGGCCGTGGACAGCCTTGCAGACGACATGCCCATGGTCACCTATCCCAGCGGCCACACCGACAGCATCGAGGTGGCCGCCCGCCGTGCCGTGCTCACCGGTGTAAACCAGACGACTGGCAAGCTGCAGGTGGCCCGCATGGACGAAATGGGCTGCGAATTTGTGGAGACGACCGCCCACGGCGGTGCCCGTCCTTCTCATGCAGAGTGGCAGGGCAGGCGCTTCCATCGCGGTGGTGCGGTGGACTACAAGGGCAGGCACTACCCGGATTTTGAAGCCGCCACCGGCTATGGTACCGGCGCAGGCCTTTGCGGCTGGAACTGCCGCCACACCTTTTTCGCGGTGTTCCCGGAGCTGGGCGACCCGCCCCAATGGACGCAGGAGCAGCTGCGGGAGCTGAACGCCCGGAACATCGAGTGGAACGGCAAAAAGTACACCGCCTACGAGATATCCCAGATGCAGCGTGCCCGAGAGCGGAACGTCCGCCGCTGGAAAAAGCGGTATCTGGCCGAGGATGCTGCCGGGCTGGACCCAACCGACAGCGCTGTGCGCCTGAAAGCGGCCCGCCAGAGCCTTGCAGAGTTTGCACAGGCCACCGGTGGCCGTGTGGACAGCGCCCGCACCAGCGTGCCCAAGTTCGGCAGGAGCGAAGCCAGCAGGGCAAGCGCACAGGCACGGAAGGTGGAGCCGCATAAGGTTCAAAGCACACGGGGTAGCGGCGGCGCATCTGGGCAGAATGGAAAAACCGTGCGTAAAGTTTTGGGAAAGGTCGATACGACCAACACGAAACAGGTTGACGCGCTTAAAAATTCGTTCTGTTCTGGCTATGCAAAATCTGACGTTGAGCATATGATGGTCATTACAAAAGATGGCGAAGTCCATTATATGACCGACAACAATCCCAGAGGGGTTGACTGTTCGTATCTGGGTGGTAAACTGGAAGGTAGTTACAACATTCACACCCATCCACCGAAAACCACGCAATATTCTTTTAGCACAGACGCAGATATCCCCGGCGCATTCGCTGACGGTACTGCTGTCATGGAAGCGGTTGACTACAAATACCGCTATCGTTTTGTTGTACCTGAAAATATCACGTTTGAGCAGTGGGAAGCCGTGTGTGAGGAAGTTCGCGAGGAGCGAAATGCCGTAATGGAAAGCAGAGGGTATGGCTTCGATGATTATGAAGAAAATATCCAGCATGTCATTATTGACGAAACATGCCGCAGACTTGGCTTGAAGTGTTATCACAGGGAGAAGCGAACATGATTTATACTCTGGAACAGATTGACCAGCTCACAAAGGAAAGCGTCCGGCGTGAAAATGCGCTCATTGCTGAATATCGGCGTACACATACAGTCCCCGGCAGAGGGGTTATTTCTACTCCCGAAATTGATGCCGAGCGTGCAGAGCAAAAGCGTCTGTATGGGGAATACCTCAAAGCTCTTGCCAATAAGGATTAACCACCATCCACCCGGACGGTGGTTTTCTTTTGCCCATTTTTACAGAAAGGAACGAACCATGAAAAAGATTCTTCTCGCCCTTGCGCTGGCCGCATCCATTCTGCTGTGTGGCTGTTCCAGCGAAGCCGAAAAGGCCAACTACAACATCTCCAAGCAGGCTGATTACTTCGAGAGTGAGCGCAAGATCACCGTCTACAACGCCCGCACCGACAAGGTGATCATGGAAGCCGAGGGCTACATGTCCATCTCCAACAACTCAAACAATGAGCTGGTCTGCACGGTGAAAGTCGGCCCGGATTCCTACCGCAAGAACTACATTTACCTGAACGACTACACCATGTATGTGGTAGAGGACATCACCGGCACCCATACCGACCCCTACCACTACAAGCTCTATTTCCACACTGACATCCTGCCCAGCGTGGAAACAAGGCCGTAAAATTTAATACTCAGCGGTTGGCGCACAGCGTCAGCCGCTTTTTTATGCCGTTTTAGCTCATGTTGGCAGAGCGCCGGACTTTTAATCCGGGGGTGGCGGGTTCAACTCCCGCAAGCGGCACCACAGCGGAAGGCGGCGCGTACCCCGTCTTGTCCCGTGCGGAATGAGAACCGCGATACAAAACAGCAGGGACTTATCCACCCAACAGACAAAAGAAAGGAGCATCCCGCAAGTGAAACGCGAAGATGTGAGCAAGATCATTCCGGGTATCACCTCGGACCAGCTGGACAGCATCATGAACCTGCACGGCGCGGATATCACGGCCAAGGTGAACGAGATCACCACCCTCAAGGCCGAGAAAACCACCCTGACCGAACAGCTGTCCACTGCAAACAGCAAACTCGAGGGCTACGACCCGGAGTGGAAGGCCAAGGCCGAGCAGGCCAAGGCCGATGCCGCGACTCAGGTCGCTGCCCTCGAAAAGGGTTATGCGCTGGAACGCAAGGCTTCCGGCCTGAAGTTTTCCAGCGAGAGCGCCCGCAAGGCATTTCTGACAGATGCCAATGCCCAGAATTTTGCCATGAAGGACGGCGAGATTCTGGGCTTTGATGATTATGTCAAGGCTTTCAAAGAGAGTGATCCCAGTGCCATTCTGCCGGACGGCGGCATGGCACGTTTTTCCGCATCGGCGACCGGCGCACCCGGCCAGCCTGCAAACGCACATGAGGCCGCAAACGCTGCATTCCGCGCAGCGTTCGGCCAGAAAGGTTGATTATTATGGCTATTGATGCAATCGCTCGCAATAAGGCTGAGGCCCTGATCCGGGAGCAGCTGGTGAACACCATCCAGCAGGACGTGCCCAAGAGCTCCACCGTCATGCAGCTGGGCACCCGCCTTGCCAATATGACCTCTAACCAGACCAAGATCCCCGTGCTGTCCATGCTGCCGCTGGCTTACTGGGTCAACGGTGACACCGGCATGAAAAAGACCAGCAAGCAGGAATGGGACAACGTGTACATGACCGCTGCAGAGCTGGCTGTCATTGTGCCTGTGCCTGAAGCTGTGCTGGCAGACTCCAGCTTTGACATCATGGGCGAGGTACAGCCCCGCGTCCGGGAAGCCATGGGCGCAAAGATCGACAACGCCATCCTGTTCGGCGGCGAGCGCCCCACCGAGTGGACGACCGATGTTCTGACCCTTGCGGCCAAGAACAAGGTGACCGGCCCCATTGACTACGCAAAGCTGCTGGGCAAAGACGGTCTGTTCTCCAAGGTGGAAGCTGGCGGCTTTGGTGTGGATGCCGTGGTCGGCGATCTGACCGCAAAGGCAGAACTGCGCGGCCTTGTGGATACCACGGGCCGTCCTCTGTTCCGTTCCGATATGCAGGGTGCAACCACCTACGCGCTGGACGGTGCCCCGATGTACTTCCCGGAGAACGGCGGCTTTGATGCTTCTAAGGCCCAGCTGATTGCAGGCAACTTCAAGAAGCTGGTGTACTCCATCCGTCAGGATGTCACTGTGAAGCTGCTGGATCAGGGCGTTATTCAGGATCCTTCCACCAAGGAGATCGTTTACAACCTCGCCCAGCAGGATATGGTGGCCCTGCGTGTGGTCATGCGCATGGGCTGGGCACTGCCCAACCCTGCAACCCGCCTGAATGCCGACCGCTCCAAGGTTCCGTTCGCGTTCCTGACCGCCGCTGCCGTCGCAGCATAAGGAGGCCCCATGCTGTACTGTACCTACGACGAATACCTCACGGCGGGCGGCACGGTGCCGGAAACGGCCTTCGGCGTGCTGTGCAGCCGGGCTTCCCGCATGATCGATGCCGCCACCTTTGGCCGGGCCGAGAGCCACGCCGCCGGGTGTGAGGCCTGCCGGGCAGCGCTGGCAGATGCCTGCACGCAGATCATCGGACTGTTGGCCGCTGCATCTGCTGTGGGCGCTGTGCCGGGCGCATCCAGCGCCAGCAATGATGGCTGGAGCGTCACCTTTGGCACCGGCAGCGTGAGCGCCGCCACCCGGCAGGAAGCGGCGGAGATCATCCGCACCGCGCTGGGCAATGACCCGCATGATCTGCTGTACAGGGGTATTTTGTGATGCAGACAGCCGTTACTGTTGTGAACCTCATCCACGATATCACCACCGAGATGGACAGGCCGGTGTGCTGGGTGTTCCCGGCGTGCAGCTGGCGGGAGTGCCGCTCCACCTCCGGCAATGGCACCGCCAAGGACCCGGAACGCACCACCCACATCCGCATCCCGGCCAGCGTGTGCACGGCAGGCTACCTGCCCTACGCCCAGTGGGCGGCGCTGCCTGCTGCCGAAAAGGCCAAGCACTGGACCCTGAAACGCGGCTGGAAGCTGGTGCAGGGCGCGGTGCCTGCCTTGACCGAAGCCGAGTACGCCAAACTCGAAAAAACGCACCTGTGCTGCACAGCGGCGGCTGTCTCGGACGACCGGGAGCCGCTGCTGCCCCACTGGCACGTGGAAGGGAGCTGACACCATGAGCGAGATTATCCCCTTTGGCCCCGCTGCGCCGTCAACGAAGCCAGTTTTTGAGCCGCCTGATGGTTGGAAATACCGGACAGACGGCGTGCAGATGGAGCTGAAATGGCGGCCGGATTTTGGAGCCGAAAAGACTGCCGCCCTGCAAAAGGCACAATATGCCCTTGCACAGGAAGCTGCCAAGCTGATTGACAGCTATGTGCCGTTCGATACCGGCACGCTGAAGAACAGCGTCAATCAGGCATCCAACTTTAAGGAAGGTCTGCTGGTGTACAATACACCCTATGCCCGCAGGCAGTATTACCTGCACGAACAGGGCACTTGCCTGCATGGCGAGACCGGCCTGCGCGGCTCCTACTGGGGTCAGCGGGCACTGGCAGATATCGGTGAGCATCTTGCACTCTACGGCGCAAGGGCCGTCACCACATTCTGGGGAGGGATGGGTCACTTATGAGCGAAACCGTAAAGCCCACCATTGCCGCCCTGCGGGCATGGCTCAAGACCTGCCCGCTGATTGCCGACGAGCAGGAAGCCACCGGTGCAGCATTCCGCATTGCGGGGCTGGAAGAAGAATCCACCGCCTTTTCCATCGAGGACAGCCCCGGTGATCCCATCATCACCGAGTACATCTCCGGCTGGGAAATGGCGAAGAATTACCTCTTTCTGTCTCGCGGTGAGTACAGCGAGATGGATTCCGTTAACATTCAGAACAGCGGCTTTTTCGAGCAGCTCACCGAGTGGGTCATGCGGCAGGATGCCCGGCACAACCTGCCCGACCTCTCGGCCTGCGGCGGGAATAAAACCCCCACCGGCATTGCCGTGACGAACAGCGGCTACATCGTCACAAACAGCGCGGGCAGCTGTAAGATGCAGCTGCAGATGCGCCTGACCTACTACATGCCAAAATGAAAGGAGTTTTGATATGACTGTATCCGAAGCCATTACCAAGTCCGGCATCACGCCCAGCGCGTCGTATACCGGCATTGAGACGGCGAACGATTTTGTGCTGGCGTTCCAGATCGAGAGCACCCAGACCAAGGAAAGCCAGTGGATCGTCTGCGCCGACCATGTGAAGGAGCATTCCGGCTCTCTGAACGCCACCACCGAGGATGCCCAGTACATCCGCACCGGCAACGTCACCGAAAAGACCGGCACCCAGCGCACCCTTGCCGTCAACGGTGACCGCTGCGTGGGCGATGCTTTTCAGGATTTTGTGCTGAGCCACAAGATCGTGTACGGTACCGGCAGCGATATCATTGTGCCATACATCTACTTCAGCCTGCGCACCGGCAAGGGCGAGAAAGGCAGCGCTGCCATCATCGTCACCAGCGACGTGGGCGGTGCAGCCGGTTCCAAGGCCACCTTTGCCTGCGACGTGAAGGCCATCGGCACGCCGGACGAGTTTGACTACACCCCCGCCACCCAGTCCGCTGAGCCTGCCAAGGCCGTCAAGGGCTGATTTTTTTTCAAACACAGTCCCCGCTCCACACCGGAACGGGGATCTTTTATGCCGTGATTAGTTTTCTCCGGGGCAGAACCGGGGCACGGCTCAACTGAAAGGAGCCAGAACATGGTTATTTGTGGACAGGAATTTGAATTTTCCCTGATGAACGCCAACGACCTTGACCGCTTTGAGGATGCCAACGAGCGGATGCAGCGCCGGAGCGCCGAGGAGTCGGAGCAGTTCCAGCGCGGCAGTATCCGTCTGGGCGACCATGCACGTGCACAGGCACGCATTGCCATGGACTGCATCGACGAGATCCTCGGTGCAGGCTCGTCCGACCGTCTGGGGCTTAACGAAAACTACATGGCACCCATCTATGACGTGATCGAGGAACTGGGCAACGCCTTTGCTGCCGAGAAACAGCGCTATACCGCCAGAGCCGCCCATCCCATGAACCGCGAGCAGCGCCGCGCACAGGCCAAAAAGGGCAAGCACAATCCGCCCATGATCTATCCCGCACCGCCTGCCGCCCGGATGGTGGAGCGGGTGGATGCGCAGGTATCTGCAAAGCAGAAAACCGAGCAGCTGATCGATGCCCGGCAGGCCGTAGACGCTCTGCGGGACGATCCTGATGCCATGCAGCAGCTGGCGGCATACGCACTGCAGATCGCCGCAGAGCGCCATGTCTGATCTGCTGCTGGACGAGTTGCCCACCCGGTGGCACGGACACGAGATCATCCCGGATTTCCGGCCCATGGTCTGGCTGGTCAACGCCTATGTGCGCGGCCAGACAGGAGATGATCCCATCGGTTTTGCGGTCAGCGCCCTCTGGCGTTTTTACAAAGACCCACACTGTTTTCTGAATGACCCTCAGAAGATCATCGATGCCTACGGGTACATGATCGAGTTTTATAAGGCGGGCGAAAAAGCAGCCGAAAGCGCCGCAGCTGAAAGCAGTACCGCGCCCTCTTCCGGTCTTGCCTTCGACTACCAGTGTGACGCGCCCCACATCGTGGCGGCGTTCCAGCAGGCCTACGGCATCGACCTGACCCGCGAAAAGGTGCACTGGTTCCGGTTCCGTGCGCTGTTCGCGGCCCTGCCGGAAGATACCCTCATGGCAAAGATCATGAGCTGGCGCACCATGGACCTGTCCGAGTACGAGGGCAGTATGCGCGACCGCTACGCCGACCTGCAGGAGCGCTTTGCCCTGCCTGCTGAGCTGAGAGGGGGTGCAGCCCGTGTCGTGTCCGTCGAAGAGCACAATGCAAGCTTCATTGCCCGTTTCCGTGGCCACTGAACGCGCTCCCATCCCCTGCCCGCGCTGCGGCAGACCGCTGCCGGTATGGGCAGAACCGCACGCCACAGCTACGGGTGTGTGGGTCAAATGCAAAAATCCCGCCTGTAAGCGGGAGGTAGAGATCAAGTTATAACAGCCTGTGCCCTTGTGCCCGCGCTCCGAATGAGAGGTGGACACAGTGGCAGATTTCAGCATCACCGGTGAAGTAAGGCTGAACAGCGACCCGGCAGAAAAAAGCACCAGTAAGTGGACGGTAGCCGCCGGGCAGATGATCGCGGACTTTGCAAAACAGGCATCATCCAAGCTGGCCGAGGTGGTCAAGAGCGGCGTGGACTACAACGCCACCATGGAAAGCTACCTGACCAACTTCAAGGTCATGCTGGGCAGCGAGGAGGCCGCCGCCACAAAGCTTTCCGAGATCCGCAAAATGGCGGCATCCACGCCTTTCTCGCTGGATGACCTGACCAGCGGCACCCAGACCCTGCTGCAGTTCGGCATTGCGGCAGACGACACCACCGGCGTGCTGCAGCGGCTGGGTGATATCTCGCTGGGCAACGCCGAGAAGCTGCAGACCCTGACCCGCGCCTACGGCAAGATGTCCTCGGCGCAGAAGGTCACGCTGGAAAACGTCAACATGATGATCGATGCGGGTTTCAACCCGCTGAACCAGATCTGTGATGCCACCGGCGAGAGCATGTCCGACCTGTACAAGCGCATCTCGGATGGCAAGGTCAGCTTCAGCGAGCTGGAAGCGGCGGGGGAAGCCGCCACCAGTCAGGGCGGGCAGTTCTACAACGGTATGCTGGAAGCCAGCCAGACCTTCAGCGGGCGCATGTCCACCCTGAAGGATAATGTCAGCGCCCTGACCGGTGAGCTGACCAGCGGCCTGTTTGCGGCTCTGGGTGAGCTGGTGGTCAAGCTGAACGAGGTGGTGGTCTCCTTCCTCGACAGCGACGAGAAGATGGCCCAGCTCAAGGAGACCATCGGTATTGCAACGGCTGTTGTGGCCGCTGCCGGAACGGCATTCCTGACATACAAGGGCTATGTAGCCGCCGCTACTGCAATTGAAGTGGTTCACACTGCCGCAACCACGGCCATGACCGCTGCCCACCAAGCCGCCGAAGCCGGGGCGACCGGTCTTGCAGTCGCGCAGGCAGGTTTGAACGCGGTTCTCAAGGCGAACCCCATCGGCCTTGTAGTGTCTTTACTTGCAGCTTTGGCAGCGGGTCTCGTGACGGCCTATAAGACCAGCGAGACCTTCCGCAATGCCGTCAACTCCGCATTTGCGTCTGTGAAAAAGATCGCACAGAACGCCATCGGCACGGTGGTGGACTGGATCAATGAGCTGGTCGCCAAAATCAGGGGCGCGGCGGCTGCACTGGCAAACCTGAAAAACGGTGTCGGTGCGGCACAGGACGCCTACAATGCCGCCTACAACGGCTACATGGACAACTATAACAAGCGCAAGAACGCGAAACAGTGGAACAGCTCCCACAAAGACCTCGAATGGGACGATGACAACGGATGGGTCCCGAAGGGCACAAGCAGCTCCGGCAACGGCAGCAGCCGTGCCGGGAGCCAGACAGCCGTGAACCCCTACCCGGCCATCACCAGCGGAGCCAAGAAGGCCAGCAAGGCCACGAAGCAGGCCGCCGCAGAAGTCGTCAAGTCCATCTCGGACACCACGACCGAAATCGACGGCAAGATCACCCGCACCACCGAAAACATCACCGAAACGCTCTCCAACGGCAAGACACAGCAAAAGCAGGTCATCACCGAGACTTCCCGGCAGATGGTGGATGGTGTGCTGAAGGATGTGAAGACCATCACAGAGGTGGCTGCGGACGGCACCAAGACCGTCAAGCAGACCATGGAGACCGTCCGCGAGACCGCCAAGACGGTCACCTCCACCTTCGAGACGCTGGCAGACGGGGTCAAGACCACCACCCAGACCGTCACCGAGACCCTGACCGACGGCACCGAGACCCAGAAACAGGTCATCACCGAGGTCTACGACGATGTGGTGGACGGTGCCCTTGTGACCATCGAGCGGGTCAAGACCGTCGCGGCCGACGGCACCGTGCAGGTGGCCGAGCAGATCAAAAAGTCCAGCGAGAACACCTTCGACGGCCTGTGGAAGGAGCTGCAGACCGAAGCAGACAGCGGCATGCTTGGCACCTTCGATGATCTGTACACCGCCGTCAAGAATCAGGACTGGTTGGGCATCGGCAAGTGGGTGGCGAGCACCATCTACGGCGGTCTGACTGCCGACCAGAAGAAGCAGGTCAATGATTTTGCCCTTGGCATCGTGACTAAGCTCAACAAAGCGCTGGGCGGTGCCCGCGATCAGCTGGTACAGGGTGCCATTGATCTGGGCGGGCAGATCGTGCACGGCCTGACCGGCGGCTTCTCTGAGGTCTGGCAGCAGGCGCAGGGCCTCGGCTCCACCCTGATAGAGATCTTCGGCGGGCTGAAAACACCACTGAGCGATGCGGCCCTTGCCATCAGTCAGGGCATGAAAGGCGGCCTGATCTCTGCATTCCCGGAGATCCTTGCTTCGCTGGGCGGCCTGATCGGGTCTATCGGCGGCGCGTTCGTAGCAATGCTGGATGCCATCGCTGCGGCGCTGTTCCCTACCGGCTTTGGCACTCCGCAGGCTCTGCTGATGATCGCAGCGGGCGTAGCCCTTGCTGCCGTCATCGCGGGCATCGTTGCCTCGATCGGCGGCTCTTTCAGTAAGAAAGGTTCGTCCGGCGGCGGTTCCGCTGGCGGCGGTTCGTCCGGCTCCGGCGGAATGGGCAGCGTGGACATCACCACCGGCACCGGTAGTCTGGAAGATGCCATCAACGCCAACACCAAGGCGCTGGAAAAGACCAACTCTGCCCTTGCCGATATGATCCGGCAGGCGGGGGCGCTGGTGCTTTCCGACAACATGCGTCTGGGCAGCACCGTGGCTGCATCCGGCACCGCGCAGGTGGTGTCCGCTGCCAACAGCTACCACCGCGAGGGCGATACCAACATCACTCAGAACATTTACAGCAAGGCCCAGACGGCGGCAGACCTCCAGCGGGAAGCCCGCTGGGAAGCCGACAAGGCCAAGGCCCGCAAACGATGAAAGGAGGACACTGTGTTCTTTAAAGATCATCTCAAGATCGTGACAGATGCCGGTGCCGTCCTGCATCTGGGCTGGGACTACGATGCCCCTTACCTTCTCGACCCGCTGAACGGGGTGGATGTGGACCTGCAGACCGCGCAGGGTGTCAATCAGGTGGGCGACACGGTGGAGGGTCAGAGCGTCTCCGGCGTGTCCCGCACCCTGTCGGTCGTGTTCTGGGGCAGGGATGCGTTGACCCGTGCAAGAGCTTTTACCAAAAAGCTGCCCTACTTCACCAAGGGTACCCTGTACTTTGGCGACCACTACTTCACCCGCTTCGTGCTGCAAAAACTGCCCTATTTTTCCAGCTACACGCCGGACCCGCGCTGTGAGCTGATGCTCTACAGCGAAAAGCCCTTCTGGTACGACCTCAACGCCGTCAGCAGCGTGCTGGGCGGGTATGAGAAAGCGTTCCGGTTCCCCATCTGCTACGACAGCCACATCTACGGCATCAAGCGGGACGGCACGGCGGCAGTGCTGCGCAACGAGGGCAGCTTGCCGGTGCCCTTCACGGCCACCCTGCGGTGCGACATGCCGGTGACGCATCCCAAGGTGGTGGATCTGCAGACCGGGGCCTTCATCGGCTTTGACCTGACCCTGCAGCCGGACGAGACGCTGGAAATCTACCGCAGCACCTCTGACCGGCTGGCCTGCACCCTGACCCGGGCAGGCGTGACCGAGAACATCTTTGCAAAGCTGGACGAGGACAGCACCCTCACCGAGCTGCAGCCCGGCGATAACATGCTCTCCATGCAGGCCGAGAACGGCTCCGGCTACCTGCAGGCATCCGTGAGCTTTTACCCGATGGAGGCGGGCATCCTGCCCGAACCGTTATGAGACTGGACGTTTTGGACGCAGACACCCTTGCCCGCGTGGGCTGGGTGGACGTGTGGGTGTCCCTCTATTGGGACAGTCCCTATTACTCCGAGGGCAGCTTCACGCTGGAAGTGCGCCCCACCACCGAGAACCTGCAGCTTTTGCAGGAGGGCCGCTGGCTGGTGCGCAGCGACGAGAACCCCCGCATCCCCATGCGCATCTGCTCCCGCGCCAACCAGAACGAGGACGCGAATTTGGTCGTGAGCGGCTACCCGGCAACATGGCTGCTGACCAAGCGGGTGTCTGCGGTGAGCATCAAGAACCAGAACGCCGAAGCCGCCATGCGCAGTCTTGTGAGCGCCGCAAAGCCATGGCCCCGCCTTGCGCTGGGCACCGAGTACGGCTTTGACACCACCTTTGAAAAGCAGACCTCCGGCGGTACGGTGTTCGACTACTGCAAGACCATCGGGCAGGCCTGTGATCTGGGGTTCCGCATCGTGCTGGACGGCAAGGGCAGCAAGAAAAAGCTGCTCTTCGAGTGCTTCCGGCCCACCTTCGACCCGAACCGCAGATACAGCCCCCGGTGGGGCAACCTGCTGAATGCCGGGTGGAGCTTTGCCGACACCGACTACGCCAACATCGCCCTTGTGCAGGGCGCTGGCGAAGGTGACGAGCGCGCCACCGTCTGGGTGGGCGATGTGAACGCTACCGGCTCCGACCGGCGGGAAATGTACATCGATGCCCGGGACATCAAGCCGGAAGAGGACAAAAACGAGACCAGCACCAGCCAGAGCTATCTGGCAAAGCTGGCTGACCGGGGCGGCGAAAAGCTGCTGGCCCAGCTGCGCACCGGGTCCATCGAGTTTGACGTGGACGACGACACCCTGCAGGTGGGCGACGTGTTGAGCGCCAGCCTGCCCCAGCTGGGCTACACTGCCATGGTGCGGGTAGCCGACATCATCACCCAGAGCGAGGACAGCGGCACAACCCGCACCATCCGGCTGGGCACACCCACATGGCACAAGACCTGAAAGGAGGACTTTATGGCTGATATCATTACTTACCCCGAAAACGGCATCACCTACGATGCCGACGACGCTTCGGGTTACCTCGCCACCCGCCTGAGCGGCGTATACAGCGCCGAGGAGGATTTTGCCGTCACGGCACAGGGCGGCCTGAGCGTACAGGTGAGCGCCGGTCAGGCATGGGTGCGCCCGGCGCGGTTCAAGGGCCGCAGCATCATCATGGAGCAGCCCACCACCGTGGTGCTCACCGAAGCGGACCCTGTACGCAGCCGCATTGACCGTGTGGTTCTGCGCTACGATGCCGCCGCCAAAAAGACCAGCCTGCAGGTGCTGGAAGGTGTCCCGAATTCTGCCGGGCCTGCTGCCCCGGCCATCACCCGCACCGAGCTGATCTACGACCTCTGCCTTGCCGAGATCAAGCGCCCTGCAGGCTCCACCGCCGTTACCGCCGCCGACATCTACGACACGCGCGCAGATGAGACCGTCTGCGGCGTGATGCGGGACGGTGTGCATGGCATCCCCACCGGCACGCTGGTGCAGCAGTGGAAGGCCGTGATCGAATCCATGAGGGGTGGCAGCTTTTATACCCGTGCCGAGGTGGATGCGCTGTTGAAAAGCTTGAAAAGCGTGGATCCTTTTCCCGTGGGCAGCATCTACCAGAGCACCGCCCGTACAAGCCCTGCCGCACTGTTCGGCGGTACATGGCAGGAGATTGCGCAGAACCGGGTACTGATGGGTGCTGGCAGCGGCCACGCAGCGGGCACCACCGTGGAGGCCGGACTGCCGAACATCACAGGCTCTTTTGTCGCGGATGTAAAAAAGGGTGAACATAAGGTATCCGGCGCATTCACTGCCGGCAACGTGATCGCATCTACGGGCGAATACAATTCCTTTTCTGATGTATATAAGTTCAGTCTGGATGCGTCCAAGTCTAATGCCATCTACGGCCGCAGCGCCACCGTGCAGCCTGCCGCCTACTATGTGCACATCTGGCGGCGCGTGGCCTGAGAAAGGAGGTTTTGAGCGATGATCCCTGTGACATTTGACACTGTGGCAACATTGCAGTTTGGCAGTGAGGGTCACCCGACCAGTCTGCACTTTGCCATCCCGGAAGAGTGGAAAACCTGCAAAATCAGACTCCACCTGCGGCGCAGCGACGGTAGCTTTGTGCCCCCGATGCAGCTGGACGAAAATGGATGCGTAAAAGTAAACCGCAGTGACTCCGGCAAGACCGGCGGACAGTGGATGCTGTCGGCTGAAAGTCCTGACGGAAAAGTATCTTACTCGCGAATCGGCAAATATGTGACCCCCATGGAGGTGACACAATGAAGATCATTGACGAGAACGGCGCGGTCGTGGAAAGCCCGGACCTGACGCTTGGGTATCTGACCACCAGCACTGAAGAGATCACCCACCCCGCCGTAGAGGGCGTGGAGGAGCAGTGGCACTGGGAGACCGTGACCGAGTATCCGAACGGCGGCAAGGATGTGCAGAAGGTCATCGACGTGCCGGGCGTGCCTGCGCAGGCCGCATGGACCGAACAGGTGCCGGTGCAGAGATACATCCGTTACACGGAAGAAGAGCTGGCCGCGCAGGAAGAAGAACGCAAAAAGCAGGAAGCAAAGGACAAGCTGCCGGAGACGGTGGCGGCGCTGAATGCCGCTCTTGCCGACGCAGACGCTTTGAACCTTGACCAGGACTACCGCCTAACTCTTTTGGAGCTGGGCGTGACCGATGATGAAACCACCGCATGAACAGAAAGGAATGACTACTATGGCACTTTATAGAACCTGCAAACGTATGATCGAGCGCGGCCAGACCGCCGGTATGGAAAAGAAGCTGGATATCTTCTACGCCGCCGCCAAGCTGACCGATGAACAGTACGCAGAGCTGACCGAGATGCTGACCGAAAAGACTAGCGCCTGACCGGGCTGTGAAAGGACGTGATACATATGGCGATCAAACAGTACAGCCTGAAGAAGGACGGCGCAAAGCAGCTCTCTCCCGCGTTCCGTGTGCGGGAGTTCCGCTGCCGCGACGGCACCGACACCATCCTCATTGACGAGGGCCTTGTGGTGCTGCTGCAGTGCATACGGGAGCACTTCGGCAAGCCGGTGACCATCACCAGCGGCTACCGCACCGCTGCACACAACAGGGCTGTGGGCGGCTCTAAATCCAGCCAGCACCTGCTGGGCCGGGCCGCTGACATTCAGGTGCAGGACACCGACCCGCTGGCTGTGGCCGCCTACGTAGAGAGCCTGATGCCCGGCTGGGGCGGCGTGGGCCGCTACCCGGTCAAGGCAGGCCGGGCCAAGGGCTGGGTGCACGTAGACACCCGCCCGAACAAGAGCCGGTGGACACTGTGAGGGGGTGAGCCCAGTGGAAAGCATCATCTCAGCCATCCTTGCCGGTGCGGTGACCCTGATCGGCGTACTGATCGCCAACAGCCGCAGTCAGGCCGTGACCGACACCAAGCTGGAAGAGCTGACCCGGGAGGTGCGGGAGCACAACAATTTTGCCCGCCGCGTCCCAATTTTGGAAGAGCAGATGAAGGTGGCCAACCACCGCATCGCTGATTTAGAAGCAGACGAACACGAAAGAGAAAGGACCTAACTATGAACGAACACACCTACAACGCACCCACCATCTCCGCCGGCACCATTGCCCGCACCGCCTGCCTGCTGCTGGCCCTGACCAATCAGGTGCTGTCTGCACTGGGCAAGCCCGTGCTGCCCATCGAGAGCCAGACCGTGGAGCAGCTGGTCACCGCTGGCATCACCACCGTTGCCGCGCTGGTCGCGTGGTGGAAGAACAACAGCTTCACCCCCGCAGCCCTTCAGGCAGACCAGACCTACGACAAGCTGAAGGCACAGGGAAAGTAAGCCGCCCTGCCCAAAATAGCCATACATAGCAACAGCCCCGGGGAGCCTGACGGTTCCTCGGGGCTGTTTTTGTTTGGCGTGTTTCGACGCATTACGACGTATATCGACGTAATTGGTAAATTTTAAGTATTTTTCGGTTAGAGTTGACGCATAGAAAGGATGTGTCAACT